CTTCAGGCAGGTCGTCAAAGTCCTCGTAAAGAACTTTGCACTCGTCAATCGTTACCGCCATATCAAGCGCGAATAACTTGCGAACCCGCTCTTGTTCAACAACCGTACCCACGGGTTTCCCGTTTTCTTCGTCAGACTCAAGGATGAGGTGACCAATGCCACACGTTGGTAAATTTAGATGATCTAAATAAATTTCGTATTTGCATCCTTCGTCTTCCGCGATCTCTTCGCGTAATCTATCTTTGTTCATGGTGTTGTCCTTCCAAGACTCTGCGCCAATGCGGCTGTCGCAGGGTCGGGTAATAAGATTGGTGAAACTCCGCCAACAGTCCCAGCCCCACCAGGCTGTACGTTTGGTGCTTGAGCCATGGCTGTTTGTGCCGTTTGTAATGCTTGATTAGCTACAGGAGCAAGTTGCTGTCTAGCCGCCGCCGTTACAGGACGTACTTCTTCAGCCGTTTGCTCTACGCTCATGCGTGTGCCTTGAACCGCCGCCGCCGATGTCAACTGCCACATGGTTTGAAACCCTTGTGCAATCGGATCATTAGACTTGAATTTACCAGACAGGAAGTCTTTGACTTTGTTTGGTTGACGAGAAGCCATCATCATCTTCAATACTTTCGGATTACGAAGTGCAACCGACATTACCTTAAACGCCGCCGCCGTAGGCAGTGTAGCAAGTGGGTTCATAATCAAACTGGCAACACCAAGACCGAGTGCGATGTTTGGTGCAGCAAGACCACCCTTACCAGCAATCGAGGCGTTAGAAGCACGAACCATAGTCTCTGCCATGGCGTTCAATCCTTCGGCGGCACCCTTACCAAACATGGTGTTTAGTGTTTCGTCACCATATGACCGTAGAACCGACTGTAGTTTGTTTCCCAGCCTGCCTGACTTGAAGGACTCAACGAAGTCATCCGTCATGCGAATTGAACCAGCCTCGTCTACCGTGGCACCGATTTGCTTCAGGACTCTGCCCATGGCGGCATCGCGTACCAGTTCCATAGTTGGAACTTCACGACCATTGACTGTAGATACCTTGTTGCCAAGAAACTTCTGTGCCTCTCGGATTGAGGCAGGATTTCTGAACACAGTCTGTGCGATTACTTCAGGGTCGGCTGTAGACTGTAAAGTGCGGAGAACAACATTTGTGTCTACCGCTGCACGCCGCGCTTCTGCCGCTTGCAAATCATTCAAAGCCTGACCAAGCGGTTTGCTTTGTAACTGTTGAATGATCCCTGGAGAAAGATTAGCCTTGCCTCGTTCCAGAACGGTTAGGATATCGTTAACACCCTTCAGATCATTGCCAAGGAGTTTGTCTACGGTTGTGCCCTTCTGCCGAATGTTCGCTACCAGCTTAATAGGGTCGATGACCTCGACTCCTGTAGCAGGGTCGATGGTCAAGGAGCGTTTGACTTGCTCTTGTATATACATCTTCGACAAGCCTTGACGTACAGCTTCAGCTTGCTCGGCTCCTGTACCACGGATTGTAGCACGCTCGGCGGCTTCAGCTTCTATAGCACGAGCCTCCATTTCTACACTTCTGCGAGTTCGGTTATTCGCAGGTAGATCCTTTACTGCTTCTAAAGCCTCTTCTACAGTGCGATTTCCAATTCTACGAGACTTTAATATTCGTGTGCCCTCTGCAAGATCTACAATTCCAGTTTCCGCACCCAAGGCTTTCCCCGTTGGAGCACCACGAATCGCCTTGAACAACTGATCCAAAGCCTCTGGGTTGTCTTCCTGTATGATCTTGTCGAACACAAACTTCATGTTCATCTGACCAGATTTAGTCTGCTTTATAATGTCTTGGACAACGATGTTATCGAATCTACTAATACTGTCTCTATAGAAATCGTTTGTTCGATTTAATAAATTTAACGCATCACTTGCTTCACCTGTAGTTAAATCTAACTTAAAACCGTCTGGTTTAATCAATCTATCACCTGGACTAGCAACCGCTCTATCCAATCCTTTAGTAGACATCTCGCCCAACGTAATCTCAGCTTCTTTAAAAGCAGAATTTACAGAGGCTTTGAGAGAACCGAGAGCACCCACGTTCACATCATTAAGAAGGGCTGGGTTGCGAGATGCATCAGTCAAACCTGTACGAATCCGAGATAGTTGCTGCGCTGTAGCATAGTCACCAAGACCTTTTACTTGAGCCGCAAATCGTGTCGCACCAATGTCTGCTATGCTATCTGTTGTAAGCCTCTCCAACTCTGCTTTTATTCCGGCTGTTGGAATAATTGCTTGACCGCGTAGCGTATCGTTAACCATTGTGTACAAACGATCTACGTCTTCATCGAATACGCCTTTGCGTTGGCGGATCATATCATCAAGGTTCTTAGGAATAGTCGTACCATCCTTTAAGTTCTTCATGATTTGATCAATCTCACCCTTGACCGCATCGTCCATACGCATCTGTGCGTTAGCCAGCTTTTGATCTGCGCCAGCATAGAAGTCTGTAATGTCACGTTTTACGATCTCATCAAGGTTGTTGATTGCTGTATCGTCCGCGATTCCAAACGCACGCATCTGTGCCAAGGTTTGCTCAAGGTTCTGCATCGCCGCCTTTTGATTCGGGAACACACCTTCGTAAACTGCCTGAAGACGATTCAAGACTGGACGGAACGCTTCGTCCGTAGCACCAGCAACCGTAGGGCGAAGACCTTTACCAATTAGTTCACGAGCTTGTGCACGCAATGCTTCATTCTCTGCACCGCCCGGACCCTTAATAATACGACCAAACAGTTTGGAAATGCCTCGACCAACAAGTTCACCTCCCCCTGCAAAAACACCTTCAAAAGCGGCATCACGAGCAATATCTGTGCCGGACTGCATTTGTAGTCCTTCCGCTGCCTCAATACCTTCGTCAAGAAGTTTACCTCCAGCACCAGCTAAACCCACGATTAGCATTCCCGGGAAGAAACCTACACCTGACGAAGCAATCGCGGCACCTGTAGCCGCAACAATCGGTAGGGCTGTTGCGCCAGCAAACTCTTTTACATCGTTAAACGAAAAGCCTTCTTCATCTACCGCAAGCTCACGGCCTTCACCCAAGCCAAGTTTGGTGCGTCCATCTTGTGTAAGGATGTGACGACCAAGCGCATCTACACGGAAACCCTCGTCACCCACCACTGTCTTCAGGTAGTTGGACTTCTCTTGGTCTGTGTCCATGCGACCAAACTGAAAGCGCGAGAACCCAGCAACACTGTCCACGCCAGTGCGGTAATCGACATTTGGTTCTTTATACTTGCTAACATACTCGTCTTCGGTGATCTGACCACCTGTAACAGGATCTACACCAGAAAGCCTTGACTGACGAGCATAGTCACGAATTTCTTCTACACTTGCAGAGGCTAAATCAACATCGCCAACAGTAGGTTGTTCAGATTGAAAAAACTGAAGAGTCTTGTCAAGTTCTGCTTGCGTAGGGTCATCACCAGCAATTTCAATTTGTTCTATTTGCTTTGTGAAAGGATTTTCAATTTTTACAATAGCCATAAGGCGTTCCTATACATCAAAACGAATGATTCCGTCATCGCCTCTAGTGGCTCCGAGAGAAGATATAACCTGTTGCCCTCCAACATATACTCCAGAGCCTTTGGCACCTCCTGCCATTAGTCCTGCATCTCGCAACCGTCTTTGATCCTCTGATAAAATACCTATCGCCGAGTCCGTTGTGCCCGGTTGATATAAAGGAGATAAAAACTTTTCTGTGGTCTTCATTGTTGAAAAAGCCGATTTTTGCGCTTTTCGCATTTTTCCAACGGCTCTTTGTAGTCTTGTTACCATTTCTGATTCAGTTTGTGTGGCAAAAGCTAATTTTCCACCGTTTAATGCACCTTCACCAAAATATGCTGTAATTAAAAAATCAACATCACGGTTTGAAATAGAGTTAGCAGATTGTGTAGCACCAAGAGTTACAGGAATAACATCCTGAAGTGCAGCTCTCATAGCATTCTGAACTTCTGTTTTATCGCCATAAGTTTTAGTCAAGTCCATCCCTAAAAAAGCACCGCCAGCTCTAACGGTATCTTGGAAGGCTCCTTTAAGACCTGTTACGTTACCATCTGTAACGGTAATCATAGCACCTTCAAGAAGTGATATTCCTGATTCAGCATCAATCGCGCTTGTAACTGCTTTGTTATATTTGGCGATTTGTTTATCGTATTGTTCAGGAGATATGGCTCTACGATCCAACGCATTTTTTAATGCAGTGGCGTTTGCAGTGGCTTGATTTTTAATAGCAGTAAGAGCGGCTGTTCCAAGAATGTTGGGAGGAAAAGTCCCAGCCTTTAAATCACCTTTAGCGATAAAGACTGACTCGCCCTCTTTATACTCTCTACCGTTATATGTGGTTCCACCTTTACCAACCACCATCTCAGCGACATTTGCATTGTCCCGTGCTGTGAGTCTTTCCTCCGCACGGATTTTACCAGTTTCGGAAAAGCCATACTGCATAGCAGATAGTTTAAGTTGACGGTTAAACTCGTCCTTCTTTGCCTTGTCCTTAATCAACATGTCCGCGCCATCACTCATGGCAGATGCGATATTTTCAATGGCTCGAGGGCTTTTACCCGCTGCCATGGCAAAGCCGATCTTGGCAAGTATCAAACCGCTGTCGGCACCCTCGTATCCCGGTGCCTTGTCCATAAACTCTTTGATAAACCCGTCCAGAGTGCTTTGTTTCTCTTCTTGAGTGCCACTGTTTATGACACGGTCAATCTCTTCCTTGCCTGTAGGTGCGCCATCACTACCATCTGTGCCCGTGCCCGTGCCTGGTGTAGCATCATCCTCGCCACCATCATCAACGGTTGCTTCTGTCTCAATCAACACATCACCATCTTCTATGTCTTTACCAGCGGCTAGTCTCGCCGCTTGTGCCGCATTGTCTGTGGCACTTTCTAAAGAAGGTGTAGTCGTAGGCAAGAATCCAGTAGGTGAAAGTCCGGCTTCTTCATTACCGACAACAGATCCAATCCTATCCATCTCTGCACGGGCAGCAGCCTCTTCTTTATTTAATTCTGCCGCTCTCATTGCATCCGCATCTAATTCTTCTTGTGACTTAGGTGCGGCAG